CTGTCCAAATTCGGATACTTCATTTTCAGTGAAATTGTGTCGGTTATTGAGATTATGTCGTCATGGTTCTCGAATTTTTTAACTTCGAAATCATTCACGTCAAATGAGAGTTCAATCTTTTCTTCAGTTTCATCATCCAAAATCATGAATTCAATTACGTTATCCACGGATTTTGCTCGAATATTCATCAACAAAAGTTCAACGTCGAAAAGTGGAAGTTCGTTAACGTCTATATCATCAATGACACAATTTCTGATTATCTGTTTAATTGATGTTACAACTTGTTCTCTATCCTTACTCTCTTGCGCAAGCAATAGAATCTTTTCTTCTGCTACTGTGAACGCTCTATATTGAATTTTTTTGCCTGTTGATGGCAGTTCAAAATTGAAAACTGCGCTGTTGATTTTAGGTAAACCCATAATAATTATCCTCTATTTTGAAATGATTCCACGACAGTGGTACCCATGTATCCCGCTATGATTGCACCAAAGATGCTCCACCAGGTAGTTATAATTCCTTCAAGTGCTGCAATTTTCTCAGAAGACGCATATACGATCATGTATCCTCCACTGAAAATCATCGCAATTAAAGATATGTAGACGATAAACCTATTCAGTTTAACACCCGCTTTGTATATACTTATCTCTTTGTCTTGTATTACACCATCTTGATTTAAGTCTATATCATTCATTAAGATAAGTTCCCATAAAGTCGATTCACTGTGGTAAATCTGTTGATAGCATCTTGAACCTCAATTGGCCTCTCTGTGGACGATGATATAGCTTGGCCAAAGCTGCCTTGTGATGCGAGATACTTCAGACTACCACCCGCTCGGTTACCCCCTTGGAAAACGACGCCTCTATCTGTTCCACTAACTGTTAATTCGTCATATGAGAATGAGACAGGAAGTGTCATAACTTCGGCAGCATTTTCCCAAGACGATGTTATGTTACCTATCGAAATTGGATAAGCGTTTCCGAAATTGTAATTGTAAAATTTGTCCTCTGATTTTCCAGAGTATAAAATTACTTGAATTGAAGACGCATAATCATCTTTATATCCAAACTCATACGGCAAGAGTGCAGTATTTCTAGTTTCACTTATCTGTCCAGATTCAATATTATAGTTGACAATTTCTTGCATCCAACGATGAAAGAACTTTAATACTCCGAAATTACTATCTACCATGAAAACAGTCGGTAAATTTGGATAGTCTAACATTGTTGGACGACGTTCTGATGGACCAAAGCCTCTCGGCTTGAAATCGACTGTCTGGACTGCCAACTCTGGTAAATCGACAGTCCTACAGAAAAATTCCAAATAGTCTGTTTCAATCTCATTAACCAAATTTCTAAAAGCCTTTGGTGGTTGCATTCTCAATAGAAATGTATTGGTTTGAGCAATTCCTCGTTTAGCAATCTGAGATGAAAATTCCGATATATTGAATGTTGGCATTTTTAACTCCGTATTAATTTTCTTGAATCTGCCCATACTTTACTTCTATTTGCTTTTTCGAAGCCTTCGACAGGTAAAAATACGGCAGGCGCCCAGTTTTTTGGTGGGACTTTGATAAATCTTGATCGAAAGTGTTTTCCTAAATATCTCTTTATACACGGTTTTATCATTTTGTATTTCGATATTCCTGCAAGCTTTTTATATGATACTTGCATTTTAGTTTTTTCATCAAATCTATCATTTGTTAACGTGTCATATAGAGCATCGAGAAGTTGTGCCCGAAGTACAGGAGGAAGATAATGCAAATTCAATGCTAGAATTCCGTCAGAATATCTCTCAATTGGTATGATACATGGAAAGGTGTCATAGTATGGCAATTTTCTTTTGTGTTTAGGATCATAATATACCATATATAGTTGACCTGGACCTGTGTTTGTCCAAGAATTTACTAAATTAGCTTTCTCTTCACGCATAATTCTATTTGGATCAACAGACGTTTTTCTGACATTTTTTCGAAACCAGTCTATAGACTCTTTGGATTTATCTAAGATAACTCCCTTTTTAGCTGCATTGTCTAATGCGTTTTGAAATAGTCTAGCCATTACTTAATTCCTAAATCATCTTCCGTTACAAGCATGAATTTCCAATTTTTCTTTTTACAAAATTGTTCAGCGCTTTCCCATTTAGCTTGATTGATGCCCCAAGTTTTGACTTCATTCAAGTATCTTTTACTTATTCTTTTTTTGGGAACTGGCTCTTTAGTTTGTGCCTTAGGCTTAACTTCTATCAATACCCATTCGATATCGCCTTTTTTGTTTTTCTTTTGTATTAAAAAATCTGGAAAATATCTGTGTATTTTCCCATCAATAGGACTTCTGTATGGAATTACAACCTCTTCACTACACCACTTTAACACATTGGAATTACTATCTAAAAATCGCATTAGTTTAAGTTCCCAGGAACTCCTTGATATTATCTCAGATGTATTTCCCATGTATTTTTCTGGATTTTTAGGAAAAAATCTTAATGGTTTAGGATACCTTTTGCTCATTTCTTTCCCTATTATTTTTCAATTTGCTATAAATACATAACAATACTACTTATAGAGGAACTGAAATGCCATTACCAGTTAAATCAGTAACAGAGAGAAATAGGAGATCGCAGACTTTGGGAAGATATACTTATCCTTCTAGTCCCGGCGTTCACAATATAGTTTTGGTTTTCAAGAAATTCAATTACTCTGCGACAGAGAATATTGTTAATCCTAAAGTTGGTGGCAATGTCGATGGGACTGTTGTCCTTCCTATACCAACAAATTTAGAAGACTCATACAAAGTTCAAGTCGGCCAGACTGAGTTGGGCAACACTGGTGCACTTGCGCTAGACGTATTGGGTTCGGCAGTCGATGGAAATCGCGCAAATATTGTCGATGATATACAGAATTTTAACGTTGAAGATGGAAAGTCTTTTGGTATTTCTGACTTTCTTTCAACTGGCCGTGCCGCCGCGTCTTTTGCTAGAAGAAACGTACTGGACTCTCTTCCCGTTGGTGTTGGACAAGCGATTGATATTTCAAGCGGTAATGCGGTGAATCCCCATGTTGCATTAAAGTTTGATGGAGTGGAACTAAAAAGTCATCAATTTACATGGTCACTCAGTCCTAAGAATGAAGCTGAAGCAAAAGAAATTCGAGACTTGATTAACTATATACAGAGTAGAATATCGCCAGAATATAAGAGTTTTGGCGATACTGATTCAAGTCTAATCGGCAGAGGACTTCTATCTTATCCTGATATTGTTGATATATATTTCACTGGATTAAACCAAAAATACTTTTACTTCTTTAAGCCAGCAATGATATCAGATTTTACTAGAAACTACACACCGAATGGCATCGCCTTAAATAGAGGCGGAAAACCGGCAATGATAAACCTTTCAATGTCACTAACTGAAGCGCGTATTCACACAAGAGAAGATGTAAATTTGGAGTAACCAATGTCTAAATATTTTGAATATTTTCCAGATATAAAATACGGTGACCACATCGTAAAGGACGTTACAAGACGTGTTAGATTTCACGATACCGTAGCAAATAATCCTCTAGTTTTCTTGCCCTACACTGTTGAAGAGGGCGAGCGCGCCGAAGAATTATCTTACTATTACTACGGCTCAGTTGATTACGTGTGGACTATATATCTTGCAAATAATATCATCGATCCATATAGAGATTGGCCAATGTCTCATAGAGAATTGGAAAACTACATATCAAACAAATACGTCTATGAGTGCGCAATAGATAATTTTGACAATTCGATATTTAATTTACCAAAAGAAATGTTTCTGATTATTATGTATCTCGAATACTTAAACATAGATACGTCTTTATTGTTTGGATTTAAGCCTCAATTTGTCAAGTTTATCAAGTATATCAATGAAAATAAGAGTGATTTAACCAACACTGTCCATAGATTTATACAATACATAACTGACAATTCTATTTTGGTAAATAAAGATTCTCTGATGAATAATACACACCGAGAAATATCTCAAGGTGTTGATGCGATATTAGGTGAAACTAGTGATGAATTGAAAAAGGTTATAGTATCTTACTATAACAAAAAGACGCTTAATGCTAGATTTGATGCATCAAATTGGACACGTTCGACTCTTACTGATGGAAATTTATTACATTATGTAAATATTGAGGACGAAAATTTGAGAGTAAGTAAAGACACTTACGCATTAAGCGAATTGAACTCGAATTTTATTCGAGGTGAGTGGAAAGCAGTTAGATATTATGACTATGAATTTGACTTGAACGAATCAAATCGTCAAGTATTTCTCATAGATAAGGGATATATTGAGCAAACTTCTAGTGAGTTAAAGGAAATGATGAATGGTAGATAAAAGCGTATCGCCAGCAGGAACGTATGAATTAATTTCATTCAAAATTTACGACTATCCAGATAAGAATAAATTCGTTGAAATTAGAAACTTGGTTCACGTTTTTAATATAGTGGAAAGCATCTTTACAGGATCTATAGAAGGCACCGCAAAGATATATGATGCAGTAGGAATTTTCTATAACTTTCCTCTCAGGGGACAAGAGTACATTGAAATTGAATATAGAGACTATATTGGCATCAAAAGAACCAATAAGTTTATGCTGTATTCTATAACAAACGTAAAAAAGAGTAATGATTTTGCTGATAATGTCTTAGAATATACTATTAATTTCACCTCATTAAGTAAATACTTGTCAGAGAGATTCTCTATTTCAAGATGTATTGCTAATGGTGTTGGAAATAGCCGGTCTTATATTCCTATTAGTGAGCAAGTAAAAGTAATTCATAATGATTACTATGCGTATATTCAAGTAATGCGACAGATGTTTCACCGAAAGGTGAAGTTCAAAAAATGAACAACATAATATCATTTGACTTGAAAGAAACTAACAATACCTTAGATATAATCAATAGCGGCGCTTATTATAGAAATGTTCAAGAAATAGATGTCCTTAACAGACAAATATTAAGTCAAGAATACGATCATCTATCAAGTATCGGCGACTACATCTATCCCTCAGATAATATATCTATCAATAATAGTAAAGATTTTATTGAGAAATACTTAAATAAATCTGTTGGAATATTTGTAATCAAAGATTATCCATTATAGATATAGAGATACCTCAGCTTAAATCTAAAGATAGTTTAGACGATGCTAGGTCTGGAAAAGTTCTTGTCCAATCAGTCAACAATACATTTGTTGAAAATACCTATGTTCAAGTATTAGATGTTACTACAGGAGTATAAATTATGTTCGCTAAAAATATGATAAATCCAGTATGGTTTATAGGTGAAGTCGTTGATAAAAACGATCCAACAAATTCAGGAAGAGTGAGAGTGAAAGCTTTCAATATTCACACAAATCTAAATGTTGACCAGTTTTCTGGACCATCTGCAATTGAAAAACAAGATTTACCATGGGCATTTGTTGTAAATGGAACATATGGAAAAATGCATTGTGTTCCAGATGAGGGCGAATGGATATTAGGATTTTTTGCAGACGGTAGAGATTGTCAGCATCCATTTGTTGTAGGATCGCTATACGGCTCAAATACAAATGACTTCGGTTTAGGTGAGCCTAGTGATGATGATAAAATCACTGTACCAGATAAACTTCCTCAGATTAGACCTATATAAAGGAACGGCTACAGAATGGGAATACCAAAAGACTATGTGAATTCATTCGGAATGCCTGCAACGTCTCCATGGCTATCAGGAGAGCAGGCTACTCGAACTCCAGCGCCTATACATCAACTTGCGAGAGATACAGACATTCCTGCAACAAAGGAAATAACTTGGTCTGAGCCAACGATTATGTCGCCAAACAGAAATATGGATGTCATAGCGATACATTCTAAGTCTGGTGGCAATTCTGTTATTATGGACGATTCTGGTGCAGAAGATAACGACGGATATATTCTAATTGTTCATAAGTCTGGTTCTGTTTTTCAAATTGATCCAAACGGAACGATATTAATTAAGTCACACGGCGACACACACAACAGCACTAAAGGACTTTCATATTCGAGATCATCCGGCGATACAAATTCACATATTGGAGGTGAGTGGAATGTGATGGTTGAAGGTGGCTCTGGAAATGTATGTATTGCAGGAGACTTAAATATAGAATGTGAAAACTACAATTTGGTCGCAAGAGGAAAAGCGACGATTAATGTGGCTGAGGGAATGTACGTCAAAGCAGCTAGACATACAATTGAAGCACATAGTGACAATATTGATATTCTAGCTAAAAATCTGAAAATCGAGACGACAGAAACTCTCAATTTATTATCACATAAAGATATGAGACTTTTAACCTCAGAAAATTTGAATATTATATCTCAAAAGGATACACTTATAGCAAATAGAAATTTTCACCTATCAACAGATGAATCTATTTTTATAGAGACTGAAGATAACTTCAATCTAAAGTCAAATAAAGAGGTTAGACTTGATTCAGATGAAGAGATGAAACTGAAAGGAAGTATTGTGAGAGTGAGAGGCGATACTGTTTACATTGATGATTTTGTGAGAATGGCTGAAGGTGAAGCTGGAGACACAGATGTTGAAAATCCTGATATTCCATCTGAGGCACTTGTATCTGAAGTTAAAGAAATGGATTCGCCTCCAAGTAGACGTCCATCAACAAAAACTGAAGACGGAATTCAAAAAGTTTCTCCGCAGCTGCCCACAATAACAGATGCGTTAACAGATGACGAGGAATAAATGTCAAACTGCAATCCAACTACAATAACCCAAAAACACAAGAATGTGTTAATCAATGAAGACTCTTTTGATAGGGATATTGGTGGGTTCGGCAGAGTCAAATTGACACAAAAAAATCCTGCAAATCTTTATCCAAGAGAGCAACTATTCTTAGTTACAAGAGAACTCAATAACATATTAACCAATCTAGAATTGTCCGAATATGCTGCATTGAATGATAGAAATGAATCTCTCAGATTAACGTATATTGAAGTTGCAGATTTCATAAAGTTTGCCGGAATATCATTCTCAGACTTTTTGATAGAGATAAGCAATTCAAACAAACTAATCAACACTGTCGTTAATGGAGAAGCATTTACTTCTTCAAATAGGGACTTTGAGGAAGAGACTATATCTGAAAACGATATATCGTCCTCTTTCAATTCAGTAGATACTTCAAATGTCATTCGAGATTCGAATGGAATCACATTCGTTCTTCCATCTTTCTTAACTGGTAGAATGAGAGAATTGATATTCCAATTAAATCTGTATTTAGACCAAACGTTTCTAACAAGTATAAATGCAGGAATTTGCTCTGTAATCAAGAATCCTTTCAATCAAATATTGAATATTGCGGATAGCGCACCAGTTGGTAGTAAACTATTCGATCAAATCAACGAAATAATTGATGATGTAAATACTATAGCAGCATTGGCTATACAGGTTGGCCAAATAAAAGAAAATATGTCTGAAATAATTGATAGGGTTATAGTTTCTGTAGAGAGTCAACTAGAGAATATAATTCGCAAAGGACTACAATTATACGAGAATACAATATATTTTGGAAAGAAATTTTACAAAGAGTTTAAGAAAAAGTTAGATGCTATACAAAATTTCTTGTCTGACTCATCTATAGATTCCTTCAAGAAACTTATATTATCTGAAATTGACTCTTCAGTTAATCAATATGAGGCATTAACCTTTGAGAACCTACAACTTCTTCTTTTTCAATACTGTAATTTTGCGAAAGATATTTACAACTTCATAGAAAAGCCTGTTGATGACCTTAAAGTTTTTGTTGACAGCGCTGAGGTTAGTATTTCAACAGTAAAGACTAATTCTTTATATGAATCAAAAAATAGTGTACAGGCTGGAGCAATTCGCTTTACAGATGTTGGTGTAAGAGACATAAAGAGAAAGTTGCGAGCAAATGTTAATACAATGTCTAATTCAGTTCCCCTATACAATGAACAGGTAATACCTCAGAGTACAGAGACAAATGATATTGTTTTGACTACGAGTATTTCAAACTCTAATACTACTGAATTCAACAAAGAGACGCTTGAATATAAATTAGAGCCTACACCCAATCCAGTTTGTTATGTTACCAACGATGAAATTGCAACAGAAGTCTTAGATGACATTATAAAGCTTGATAATGTAGGTATTCCAGGAAAATTCAAGTTCTCTAATTCTGTAAAGAATATGGGTGCAAATGTGAAAGATGCCAAACCTGGAGACGGCTATAAGAAGGTTAAATCTGAGGTATGGGAAAAACTTTCTATCGTATCTGATAGAATGAATAAAGAGTTCACTATCAACAGCGCATATCGTTCGCCTCTTTACAACGTGTCTATAGGAGGAGCAAAGTCTTCATATCACGTCACTGGACAAGCAGTCGATGTTAGTATGAGAGGGTTTACCCCAATTCGAAGTGCAAGAAAGACTTGGGGAAACTCTGGTCCATATCAGAATTGGGTCAACATGCATATCAGAGATGAATTTCGTAAAGGACCTTCAGGAATTCAAAATACTATCACATAAGAGAGAAAGATATGAATAGAAAAACGCCAATCACAGCAATAAGAAAAATATATGCAGATTTTCATACCTCATTTCTTGAAAATCCTGTTAGTGGAGATTTATCTCTAAATATAAACGAAGAAGCAGTAAAGTCTTCTATTTTGAACTTAATACACACAGATAAAGGCGAGCGACTATTTCAGCCAAATTTAGGCTGTGGTATTAGGGCATTACTATTTGATAATATAGGTCTAGATACTTTTATTACCATAGAAGAAGTAATCAAAGAAACACTTCAAAGATATGAACCAAGAGCAAATATAATTGCTATAGATGTTATCGGTTCACCAGATTTGAATACTGTTACAATTACAATAGTTTTCAATGTAATTAATAGTCAAGAAGACATTTCACTCAGCACAACTATAACTAGGATTAGATAAAAATGAGTAACATTCCAGTTAACAACTTAGATTTTTTTGCAGCTAAAGAAGA